TTCTTCATCTTTATCAATTGCTCCAACATTTAAAATTGGTAACATTTACAATTTGAATAGTGTGGTATCATCTTCAGTCCAGGGTGGTATGATCTATGACATCAACTCGGATTACAGTTGGAACACGTTCAACCTAAACATCTATTTTGAATCAGGTTTCGTTGAGGACGGTTTCGTTTCAGTGGAAGGTGAATACAACTGGAATTATCTTGAGACCACCGCTTGGGATGATTGGCCTACGATCACTTGGATTGGCAATGAATCCACTTGGGACAACTGGCCTGATGATGTATGGGAGAAAGCATTCACTTTGCGTTGGGTTGGAACCACATCTGCCGTTCCTAAAGTATTTCTTAACATTGGGAATGCTCTTGAATATACAGGTAGTTTCAGTTTCGCAGAAGATTCAGCATACAATAAAGCCGCAGAGGCGGATTTAGAATCAGCATTTACAACAGAATTTACGGCTTCGGGAAGAATTGATGTCACGATTGATATGGCAGGAGCATTTGCTCCGTCATTGGTGGCCAATATTAGATATGGATTGGATGACACTCCAATATCAATCACAGGTGCCTTCACGCCTGTATTAACGGCCAATGCGAGAACGGATACATTCGCTGACATAGATGTTGCGTTTGCGTTGTCAGTCAGTCCTACATTCAAACCAAGTGCTTATCTAGAACAATATGATGTTGAATCAAGTTTTGAAATAGCACCAACATTCAAACCGGCTGGCTTCGCAGATCTATTGGCATTCGCCAGCACATTACAGGTTGGAAGGTTGTTCTATCAGGCAGATCCTTATTGGATTTACAGAGTTTCAGTTGATACGAGAAGTATAATGGTGCCTGTGGAAAATAGAATTGCTTTAGTAGATGTTGAAAATAGATTAAATACGATTGTGGCAGAAACGCGAGGTTATATAGTGCCAGAAGAAACAAGGAGTATCAAATTGAGATTACCAAGATTTACAGATATCTATAGCACCCCGAGAGTGAGAGAGGAAATATAATATGGCCAATTTAACAGGATTTCAAACCGACCGTGCTGGATTATATGCCGTAAAAGATCCAGATGCTAATATTCAATATGGTTTAGATTTCACAGATTATCTTAATTCTGGTGATAGCATCACATCAGCAAGTTGTTCAATAGAATCAATTGCTGGTGATTCAGATCCTTTGGCGTTCCCAACTAATCAAGCGACAGATGTTTATGTCACTGGTGGAGTGTTAGTAAATGTTAGGGTTGAAGGTGGATCAGTTGGCAATATCTATACTTTAAAAATCACCATAGTGACAACGCAAGGTGATACAGATGCCAGAAGTTTTAGGATCAAAATAGCAGAGAAGGTTTTATAATGGCAAAGGTTGCTAAAAAAGCATACAAATTAGATGTTAGCATCATTGAAAAATTAGCAATGATTATGTGTTCTTATGAAGAAATTGCTATGGTTATGAACACCAGTGTTGATAACTTAAAAAAAAGATACAAAGACATAATTGAAAAAGGCAGGGCAGAAGGAAAGAAAGGCTTGCGACGAGCCCAATATGAAAAGGCCGTAATGGATAAAGATGTTAGGATGCTTATCTTTTTAGGAAAAAATTACCTTGACCAAAAAGACCAGCCAACTGACATCGAGAGTAAAGATCCTCTTCCTTGGCCAGAAGATGATTAATGAAGTTATCAGAGCCACAAAAAAAAGTTGCCCATAGTCAGGCAAGATTCAAAGTTTTAGTTACGGGACGGCGTTTTGGAAAGACCACGCTGGCCATTCGCCAATTGGCTTTCTATGCGAGGAAACCAGATACGCTTTGCTGGTATGTGGCCCCATCATACAGACAGGCCAAGCAAATTGCTTGGGTTCAATTGAAGAAGATCTTAAATGATCTCAATTGGGTAAAAAAGATTAACGAAGCAGAATTGACTTTATACTTAAAAAATGGTTCAAGGATTTGTCTTCGAGGTGCTGACAATAAAGATTCTTTGCGTGGGGTTGGAATAGATGGAATTTTAGTTCTAGATGAATGTGCTGATATTGATGAAGAAGCTTGGAGTCAAGTTTTGCGACCAACTTTATCAGATATGGGAGGCCACGCTTTGTTTTGTGGCACGCCTAAAGGTATGAATTGGTTTCACGATTTGTATCAACAGGGTCAAAGAAAGACAGATAGCAATTGGGAGAGTTGGCAATTTACTACTTTACAGGGTGGATGGGTTCCATCTGATGAGATAGAGCAAGCCAAAAAGGACCTTGACGCCAAGACATTCCGGCAAGAATATGAGGCCACCTGGGAGACTTATTCTGGTATAGTTTATTATGGTTTTAATATGACCCATAATGTTGGCCATATAACGCCACCGGAAGATATCACATCATATCATATTGGAATCGATTTCAACCTTGATCCCATGGTTTCTGTTGTAAGTTATATCAAGAATGATATAATTTATGTGTTTGATGAGATACAGATATGGAGTTCCAACACAGATGAAATGGTCGAGGAGATCCATAATAGATATCCAGGGAAAAAAATATTTGCTTATCCAGACCCAGCATCGAGACAGAGAAGGACTTCAGCAGGGGGCAGGACAGATTTAAGTATTCTGCAGAATGGTGGTTTTGTTTGTAAGGTGCCAGCGAGGCATATGGCCGTCAGAGACAGGATCAATTGTGTCAATAGTAAGTTGTGTTCAGCGGCGGGAATCAGAGGAGTGGTAATTGATCCAAAGTGTAAAAATCTGTTAAATAGTTTAGCAAAGCATACATACAAGGAAGGAACTAATCTTCCTACAAAGGATGAAGGCTGGGATCATATGAACGACGCTCTGGGATATCTTATTAGTTTCTTATATCCAATTAACAAACAATATCAACCACAGCAACCAGAGAGATTCAGTGTTAGAACAGGAGTGATGAATGGCAGATTATAGTTTGGTCAATAGAAATCAAGATTATGGTGGAACCAATTTAGAAGGTGTGCCAACTCACGAAGAATATCAGAATTTTAGACAGCGTTGGGATTTCTTACAGAGATCATACAATGGCGGAGCCCAGTATAGAATGGGCAATTATTTGACCAAGTATGTGATGGAATCATCACACGAATATATTTCAAGAATAGCACAGACACCTTTAGATAATCATTGTAAGAGTATCATTCATATCTATAATTCATTTTTGTTTAGGAATAGTCCTAAAAGAAAATTAGGCAATTTAGAAGGACTTCCTGAAGTTGAAGCTTTTATGCTGGATGCTGATTTAGAAGGCAGAGATTTTGATTCTTTTATGAGAGAAGTCAATATTCAAGCAAGTGTTTATGGCCATTGTTGTGTGATATTGGACAAGCCAAATGTGTTGGTGGGAACGCGGGCAGAAGAATTACAACAGGGAATACGACCATATTGTAATCTTTATACACCAGAAAATATTTTAGATTGGGAATATGAGAGATTGCCATCAGGACTTTATGAATTAAGTTTTTTAAGATTGTTAGAAAAAGAACAAAAGGCATATGGTAGTGCCACCAAATATTGGATCAGAACTTTCACGAGAGACAAGATTTACCTCGAGGAATATGATCAGCATAGACAGGACAAGTTAAAATTGTATGAGGAATTACCAAATGAGTTAGGCAAAGTGCCAGCGGTGTTTGTGTATGCTCAAAGATCACCAACCAGAGGTATTGGTATCAGTGATATTGGTGATATCGCAGATATGCAAAATGCTATCTATAATGAGTTAAGTGAGATAGAACAGACAATCAGATTGTCAGGACATCCAACGTTGATCAAGACTTTTGATACTGAAGCATCAGCAGGAGCAGGTGCTATAATCAATTTACCAAATGACATTGATCCTGCTTTGAGACCTAGTTTATTACAGCCATCAGGACAGAGTATTGATATGATCATAAGATCAATCGAGAACAAGGTAAAGGCAATTGATAGAATGGCTCATATGGGTTCAGTTCGAGCGATTGAAACTCGTTCAATGAGCGGAATAGCGTTGCAAACTGAAATGTTACAGCTTGATACAAAATTGATAGAAAAAGCTAAAAATCTTCAATTGGCAGAAGAGCATATATGGAGATTGTTTAGTCAATGGCAAGGTATTGATTGGGATGGAGAAGTGAAGTATCCAAATATATTCAATATAAGAGATAGAAATTATGAGATGGAGATATTGAAGAAAGCGGCAGATGCTAATCCAGTTGATCCAATGGTGAGAGGTCTGATAGACAAGAAAATAATGGAAACCATAGAAACAGATGAAGATGAATTGGAATCTTATGTGGCAAATGGACGAGAACAACATCCCGAGACCACACCAGCGGACAGATCCGCACACATCCAAGAGATGATTATGGAAGGTTACACAGACCAACAGATCCTACAGATACATCCAGAAATTAGCCAGGCTGATATAGACGCGGCTAAACAACAATTATTGAACTCGAATAATGAAACCGCATCTACAACACAAACACCTATTGGTTAGGGCAGAAGTCAATTCACCACCACAGCAAGATTTTGATCTCAAGTCAGAATTAGAAAGTTTAGTTCGGCACATCGATATGAAGATATTGGCCGGTCCAATGACTGCCTGGTGTCCAGTTGAGGGCAACACAGGTTGGTCAGGCACGGTCATAATAGAGACATCAAGCATCACATTCCATAGTTGGACTGAATCTCATTATCCAGTGATACAATTGGATGTGTATAGTTGTAAGGATTTTGAAATCAAGACAATAATGTTATGGTTAAGCCAATTTGATCCAGAGCGTGTGGATTATAAGTTCATCGATAGAGAGCATAATTTCATTGATATAAAAGAAGATCAATTGACATATGAAATGAATCCAGGATTTTTGGGATTATGACATTGGCAACAATTTATAGAAGACCAGTTGAATCAGCACGGCACGAGCAGATAAAGATAGCGTGTCAGGAATATTTTTCTAATTTTGAAAAATTAATGGAAAGGCCCAGCAGGCGTTATGCCTCCAGGGCAAGGAAAGCATTGTTACAATTGAAAAGATGTGCTCATCACAGAGGATTGGAATTGTTGGAGTTGTATGCTCCAAGTAAGAATGTTGGGAGGACACCAATAAATGTCAAGCCTTAACACAATTACAGGAGCAAATTTATTAGTAAATAAGATTCCAGGAAGGAGACAAAAAATGCCAAAATCAGGAAGAAGAAAGCCTAAAAGTGGTGGTCAAAGACGAGCACCGGTTATGGGTAAAAAGAAATCAGGAAGAAGAAAATAATTGTTATGCCACTGCCGTTGGAGAGAGTCAGTAGTGAAGATGTTTATGACTGGATTAGAACAAAAATTAGTAAAACAGATCCAAATGTTGGAAAAGCAATCTGCCCTTTTGCGAAGAAAAGTCTTGAAGCAAAAGCGATCCAGGTTGTGCCTGGAAAATCTGACCTTGTGGATCAAATTAATCACTGTTGTAATATCTTTAATTCTCTTGCTTTGGACATTGTCGTCATCTATGTTCAATATAAGATAACAGAAAAAAAGTTATCATCTATTTGTGCCAAAGCGCATAGTAAAAATAAAAATTATGCAATAATGTATGATCATCCAGACAATGATGGTCTTCATCGTGGAGTCAGTTTCTCTTTCGGTAAATGTCCATTGATAATGATTCAATCATTAAGTAAGTTAAAAGATGCCCAATCCAAACTTCGAAGAACTGGCTATTATCGCGCTTGGGGCCTTGACCCTAATGATGGTATGTTATATTAATTTACAATAAATAACATATGAGCGAGGTCAATCCAACCTTGATAAAAGAAACGGAGGACACATCAATGAGTGATCAAACATTGGAAGTCAATACAGAACAAACGACTGCGTCTGTTCAGGAAGACTCAAAAAACAATCCAACGCAGGGAACTGATAATCAACCAGTTTATACAAAAGAACAATTTGACAAGGCGATGAAATCGGCCAGATTAATGGGTGAGGAAAAAGTCTTAAAAAAATATTCTAGTGTAGATGTTGAGCACTATAAATCTTTAATGCAACAAGAAGAGCAAAGGCAAATCGAGGAGCAGAAGAGAAAAGGTGAGTTTGAAAAGATATTGAAGGAACAGGCAGAAAAAGCCCATTCTAAAATATCAGCTTTAACTGATGAATTGACGAAGATCAAAGTGGATGGGGCATTGTTGAATGCGGCAAGCAAACACAAAGCAGTAAATCCAGAACAGGTCGTGAGACTTGTGAGAGATCAGGTCAAGATGTCAGAGACTGGCACAGTAGAAGTTGTTGATCCAAGAACGGGTCAGACGAAATATACTGAAGCCGGGGAGCCGTTGGATATTGAATCAGCAGTGAGAGATTGGTTAAAATCCAATCCACATTTTGTTTCAGCAGGTCCAACTGGATCAGGCAGTAAGTCAAACACAGATCCTAAAGGTGTTCAGGATGTTGATATCAGCAAACTCGACCTTAATAAGGCCGAGGATAGAGCGATCTATAAACAGCTGAGATCCAAATTATTTGGGGCAAAGCCAATATAGATCTTTATTAACAATGCTATAATAAGGAGAAACTAATATGGCAACAACATCAATGACTGAAGCGGGCTTAAGTTCGAATGACAGTAATCTATTAACGAATATATTACAAGAAGCCATCTTTACCGCATCAGAAAAATCAATCGCCGGGTCAGTATTCACGGTGTATGATATGTCAGGAACTCCTGGATTAACGGTTCAAATTCCAATCTATCCAGAAGCGACTGCTTATGCGCCAACACAAGCGCAAGACTTAACTGGTGAATCAATATCAGTTGGAGTAAAAACAATCACAGCGACAGAAATCGGTGCAAGAATCGATGTGTCAGATTTATTAGCAGAATCAACTGCGAGAAATATGGCATCTGACGTGGGTGTAATGCTGGGTAACGCAATTGCGGAAAAAATCGATACAGATGCTTTCTCAATCTTTACTCAAGCAAATCTTTCACAAATAGTTGGTGATGCTTCAACAGCAATCACACCATCAACAATTTTGAAAGGTGTTTATACCCTACGAGGACAAAATGCCCCTACCGACGCGGACGGAGATTACTACTGTGTAATGCATCCAGGTCAAGCGTATGATGTAGTATCAGCACTAACAACTGCTGGTTTCGCATCAGGTGGAGCGACTGCATTATCATCAGTTGGTAATGCGTTGTTATCTTCAAGTGCGTATGTTGGAAAAATCTACAATGTTAAGATATTCCAATCTACAGCAGTTGCGGCTGACTCAGTTGCTACAGGTGGCTTGGGAGCAATCTTTTCACCACAAGCGTTTGGTCATATCTTAAAAAGACCAATCAGAGTGGAAACGCAAAGAGATGCTTCGGCTCGATTAACAGAATACGTAGCTACTACAGCCAGAGGAAACGATGTGCTAAAAGCAAACTACGCAGTTCTATTACAAGGAGAC